GTCTTGCTGACCTTCTTGATCAGCGCAACTGCTGCCTGTATACCTGCAAGGGCCGTGAGTGGATCAATCACTTTCTGCTACCTTTTTAGGCTCTGGCTTGCCCTTCTCCCGCCACTTCAAGCACCAAACATCTAGCCTATCAGATGACCATGACCACCTAACGCACTCAAAGGCCGGTGCTGGGGCTTGGGCTGCTGGCGGTGGTGGCGGCAGCGCGTCCATGACTACATCAGGATTTTCTTGAGCAGTTCAGCGGCAAAGCCTGGGCCAAGCAGCGTCACTGCGATCAAGGCATAGAGGATGTACTCAATGCGGCTCATGCGTTTGCTGCCTGACTCAAACGACCTTTGAATTTGTGTGTACCTCATGGCACAAATCTCTTCGTGCGTTGCTAGCCGAGCGTCTGTGGCGTCTACTTGGTTCATGCTGCCGCCCAAGGCATGCCATCAAGCACAGCAGGAGCAGCCAAAGCGGCAAGCTGGGTGTCCAGTGAGGCTTCCATCTCTGTCAAGTCCAGAGCAGATGCCAGCCATGCAAGCACATTGGCTTCAGTGACATTAGCAAATGGGATCACTGTGTCGCCAGCAGTCAGGCCCACAGAGCCGTAGCTCGATGCTGTGTGTTCACCAGATGTTTTAGATGCGCTCCAGTGGACTGTGGTAATGATGCCGGTTGAGGCAGTGCGGTTTAGTTGTTTGATGGTGAGTTGCATGATATTTCCTTTAAGTTAATTAGCAAGCCATCAGCACACACGGCACACAGTAAGAGCCGTCTGCGTAGGTGCAAGTGACATGGGTTGATGTGACTTTGGCAACAGTCTTAGACCGCACGATGTCATCACCTTGTGGCTTGGCTGTGCCGTCACCAGCAGACATGAGCAAATCACCACGGGCAACAGTTGTGCCTTGAGCAATGCGGATAATCATGTCGCCCGTCATCGCCATGTTGATCTCGTCTACATTGTGGTCTTCATCATGTGACCAGTTGACAAACACACCAGCAACATTGGCATCGCCTTCAACATCAGACACCTTGACTTTGTTTAGCTGCTCGTTGTCTACAGGGTTGCCATCAGAGTCTGTGTAGACATTCATTTCATCAAGGTTGGATAAAACAGTACCTTTGACCAGCGTATCGTCTTTCGGTGCTGTGGTTTGCGCCCAGCGTGACAAGTGACCGCCGTTGTAGGACACGGTTGTGCCTGATACGGAAATGCTGCCTTCCTCTGTGCTTGCTTGTCTGAAAGAAACTAAAGTTCCATCACTTGTCAGTCTATTTACAATTAGCGGTTCTGCGCCATCTCTTGTTATTTGAACTAAACCATCTGCTCCGTTATAAATACCAACAGTTGTAATAGATGCAGCAGTCTTTCCAACAATCAAGTTACCGCTGGAGTCGATACGGGCGCGTTCTGTGGGTGTCGTACCAGTAACAAATTGGAGATAACCAGCCCACCCGCCATCACCAGCATCTTCTTTACGACCTGCAATAGCGGCAAAGGTTTGGAAAGAACCATCGGTTGCGTATTTGCCACCAAATGAAAGACTGCCACCCTTGTTTATGGCAAAGGTGTCGGTGGAATATATATTTGCAATACCATACTGCGCAGAAACAAGTGTATTTGCGGCTCTTACATCTAACTTTGCCCCCGGCGAACTCGTCCCAACCCCCACATCACCGCTGGAGGTGATACGCATGCGTTCTGTGTTTCCGTTACGAAATATTTGAGTTCCGCTAGAGCCTGCCGTGTAGTAGTTATCGTAACTAGCGCCGTAGCCAAGATAGAATCCTATGCTGTTGATACTGACTGTAAAAATTCCGTCCGAGCCGCTAGGAGTAGTACCAATCCCCACCCGACCAGAACTATCAATTCTCATAGCCTCGACACCGCCTTCAGAAAAAGCAATGGTGTCAGCCGCAGGGAAGAAGATGCCGGTGTTTGTATCGCCGGTGGCTGTAATGGTTGGCGCAGCCGCAGAGCCTGCTGCATGAGATGCAATCCCGCCAACAGTCAAAACCTTACCCGAGCCGACATTCAAGCCAACACTTGTACCAGTGCCGTTGGCGGTGAAGATCGCGTCCACCGAGTCCAGGTCGGTATTGATCTTTGTACCCCAGGTGTCTGTCGATGCGCCTACCTCTGGCTTCGTCAGTAGTAGGTTGGTGGTGGTGGTATCTGCCATGCGTTACTCCTAAATAGGTGTCCAAGTCTCTGAATTATCAACGATTGCAGTCCAACTTTCTGCACTGTCGCTGATCGGTGTGTAAGTTTCTGCGCTGTCCGGTATCGCACCCCAGCCAAAGCCAAAGATGACGCCGACAGACCCTGTGGCGCTGTTGCCCGTCAATGCAATTGTGATGGCATTGCTGACACTGCCGACTGATCCCGTTGCGCCGTTGCCTGTGATCGCTTGGAAAGTGATGACCTCGCTCGGCATCGTCTGAACAGCACCCGTGGCGCTGTTGCCGGTGACCGCTTTTGTGCTGGTGACACTGACAGAGCCGACAGAGCCTGTGGCCGTGTTGCCGGTGGCAGCAAATGAAAAACTCGGGGTAACGCTGCCAACTGACAAAGTCGCCGCATTGCCGGTGACTGCTTGGCTTGATACTGCCAAGACCGAGCCGACAGCGCATGTGGCCGCATTACCGGTGATGGCAATGGATACAGTCAGCCCAACTGTGCCGACATTGCCTGTGGCAATTGTTCCGTCTTCTTGGACAGACCTGTCAGCCAGTAAGTTACCAGCAGCACCAGTCGCCTGGTTGCCGCTGATGACAACATTGCCTATGCCATAAGCACCAAGGCCGTAATAGCCTGTCCCATAAGCAGCCATGCCGCTGCCCCTTGGTTAAGCCAGCCGAATCAGGCCGGTGCTGGCGTCATTGGTTGGCATGGTCAGCGAGAATGTCCCTGCGGTCACTGTCTGTGAGCCAAAGGTGTGGACGCTGACCGCCTTATTCGACTGAGTGCTGTTGTAGATCAGGACAGCATCAAAGGCCGTGGACAGCGTGACAGCGCTATAGCTGATGCTGGCGCTGGGGGTCACAAAGGCTGTCGTGCCGCTGGTGCTTGGGGCAGTGCCAAAGGTCACTGTCACGCCGCCGGCAGTGTAGCCAGTGCCTGTCACCTCGTTGGTGGAACTGTAGGCCGTGGTGGCCGCATTGACAGTGGCCGAGGCCAAGTACAGCGCAGCCTTGAAGGTGTCGGCAGTCGTTGCTGCGCGGATGACGCCCGTGCCAAAGTTGTGGTGACCGACAAGCAGTTCACCTTTGAAACTTGTACACATTGCCTGAGTGTTAGCCATGATCTATTTCCTTAAATTTGTTCAGTAATGCCATCAGCAAAAACACTGCGCTTGAGCGCCATGTGGACGGATCGATGCACCAACTCGCCATCAAGCCAATACTCGACCCAAGTCGTTGTCTCGGTATCGTTATCCAATGACCCCTCACGCTTTTCAAGCAGTGACTCGTCCATCTCGCCTTTGGTGGTGGTAATCATATTCATCCAAAAGTTTTTGCACGGGTAAGCAATGCACCGCCTGATGTCGCACCTCGGTCATCAGCGACTTGCAGGTCATTTAAGGCACGCTCGTACAGCGTTGCCCACACCTGAATTCTATTGTCATCTTGAAGGTATGGCGCAGCTTGCAGCAGACTTCCGTACAAATAGGCGTCTGGGCTGGACTCCAAAATAAAGTTGGTTGCGACTGATGCCGACAACTTGCTTATTTTTGCGTAGTAAGTCAACTCAGTCGCATAGTTAGAGTCTGGCGTTGGCACAAGTCTGAATTGTTGGCCGACCACGCCAAAGAACTTGGGCCTGCCGCTGGCTGTGAATTTTGTTGCCTCTGCATCCAGCGCATCTATAGTCATAAACGACAGCGGGGTAACTGGATTAGTGCCGCTGAGCTTGAAGGACTTGACCTCCAAAAAGTCATTGGGCGTTGCGCCGTACTCAGCATTGAATGAGGCGTTGGCCCTGACGATCATCTGCCTTGTGCGCAGCGTGCGCTCCATCTGCGCCTCGGCCAAAGAGATGAAGTCAGGGATAGCCGCCGTCAGGTCTGACCGATTGAGCCAGTCTGCAATGGATGCCTTCAATTCGGTGTAGGTTGTCAGAGCCATCAGACTGCCTTTATTTCTTTCATCACCCAGGTGTGGTCATGCTTGAATTCAAAAGTCCCGATGTGGCCAATCTCTTTGGAGACATCGTGATCAATCCATATTTTAAAGCCAGCAGCCGCTGCTTTCTGACAGAAAAAGACATCCTCACCGATATAGCCCCGTTTGTCCATGCGCCAAGGCGTCTCAAACCAAGGCTCAGACAATGCCGCAAAGACATTGGCCTTGATCAGCATCACGCCCATACCCACAGAACCCACCTCTTGCAGGCCGGTGGACTCTGGCATCGTCCAGACCAATTCTCTCTCGCCGTTCTCTTTGTAAAGCTGCGCTGTCGGGCCAGTGGGCATTCTACGCCGTGCGCAGTTGGTAGCCACAATGTCAAGGTCATGCTTGAGCAGCCGCCCGATCATGTCTTGCGGAAACCGCATGTCAGAGTCAATGAACAGGATGTGGGTGCAGCCCTCGGCCATCGCATCCAGTGACAACTCTGCCCTCTGGTTGGCAATCAAAGTTCCTTGAGAGATCTTGAGGCTCACAGCGTCATTGGTGTTGATCGTGTGATACGCGACCATGTTCACCAAGTCGTAGCTGTACATGGTGTGAACCATGTCCCGTGCCGGAGTGCAGACCGCAATGTAGTTCATACTTTCCCAGGTCGTGTTCTAAAAAATTGATTGTCAGGATCGTTGAGCCAGCGCTTCATATATGCTTGGTCATCGATCTTGCCCTCGGCCTTCATCTTGTAATAGAGAGCCTCGGGAATGGATGCCACCAAGTGCCATTCACCATTCCAGTTTGCCTTGCCATCCATAGCGTTGTAGACGGCCTTGTTGGCCTCAATGACCGCAGTCACATCTTGTTCAGTCTCAATTGTCACATCGCCGGTATCGGTATTCTCATGCCAGTAGCGGGTGATGCCTTGATCTTTGTTTTCGCTAAATAGTCTTTTGTGAATCATTTAAAAAAGGGCCAGATTTCTCTGGCCCTTCCCGTTGCTTACTGTTAAGAAGTAACCAAGTCAGCGGCCAAGCCGTGAGCATTCTCTGCCAACACCTTCAGGCCGTACTCGACAAGCAGCATGCGCTTGTCGGCATCGCCTGTTTTGGCCAGTTCGATCTGCTGGTAAGGACGCAGCACAACCATCTTGGCGTAGTCAGGATCAAGCACAAACGCATCACGCTCACGCTGGAATCTGTTGGCAATTACAGACACATTTC